TGTAACAAACTCTGACCTACAACTGCAGATGTACACAGCAGCAGACTGGTATAACACCTACGGTCTTGGTATCGGTATGGTTGAGATGGACTTTGAGGATAACAACCCTCGTATCCGTATGCTCAACCCATTCGGTACCTACCCAGAGTTAGATCGTTATGGTCGTGTGCTTTCTGTTTCTCAGGTCATCGTTACCGATGCAGAGACACTAGCTGCACAATACCCAGAGTATTACGATTTAATCCTAGGTAAGAACCAGTACGCTCTATCTTCTCCTTACATCTCAATGGTCAAGTACCACGATAAGGATCAGGACCTACTGTACTTACCTGAGCGTAAGAACTTAGTTCTATCACGTACTCCTAATATCTTAAACAAGCCTATGGCATCTGTTGTAATGCGTTCATCCTTAGATGGTGAAGCCCGTGGACAGTTTGATGATGTTCTATCTGTGCAACTTGCTCGTGCTCGCTTTGCAGTATTGCAGATCCAAGCAGCAGAAAAGTCTATCCAAGCACCTATTGCTATCCCACAGGATGTGCAAGAGTTGGCACTTGGTCCAGATTCAATTATGCGTTCTGCTAACCCACAAGGTATTCGTCGCGTTCCACTAGAACTACCACCTGGAGTCTTTACTGAGTCTGGTGTTCTAGAGCGTGAACTACGTCTTGGTGCTCGTTACCCTGAATCTCGTTCAGGAGATATCAGTGCATCAGTAGTAACAGGTCGTGGTGTACAAGCACTACAGGCTGGCTTTGATACACAGATCAAGTCAGCACAGGCACAGTTTGCTCGTATGTTCCAAGAACTTATCTCTGTTTGCTTTGAAGCAGATGAGAAGGTCTTTGGTGGTATTCCAAAGACCATCAAGGGAACAGATGACGGAACACCTTACGTTCTTAAGTACACACCATCTCGTGACATCAAGGGTGAGTACGGCGTAGATGTACGTTACGGAATTATGTCTGGTATGGACCCAAACCGTGCCATCATTGCTTTACTACAAATGCGTTCAGACAAGTTAGTTTCTCGTGACTATGTACGTCGTGAGATTCCAATGGACTTGAATGTTACGCAGGAGGAACAACGTGTTGATATTGAAGAGATGCGCGATTCTTTGCGTGTTGCTGTTGCACAGTATGCTCAGGCAATTCCAGCCCTCGCAGCGCAAGGTCAAGACCCTAGTGAGATTATCTCACGTATCGCAACTGTTATCCAAGGTCGCCAAAAGGGACAATCACTAGAGTCAGTAATCGAAAAAGCATTTACACCAGAACCACCTCCAACACCAGAGATGCCACCAATGGCACCAGGTATGGAGCAACAGCTTCCAGCGGCAGGTGCGGCCCCCGCCCCAGCCTCAGCGCAACCTCCACAAGAACAAGGTGGTCAGGCCCCTGCTGCTGGTCAACGTCCAGATATAGCTCAATTACTCGCTGGTATCAGCGGTGCAGCTTAAGTAGAGGGGGTGTAAATATGAATAAAGGATCACGCGCAGCAGCTCCAATGGCTAAGCCAAAGGAAGGCAAGATGGATACTTCAAAGCCAGCAGGCGGCAAGGTATTCTTCGGAATGATGCCAGCAGGACGCAAGGGCAACGCAGTAAAAAAGGGATAATAACTTTTAACAGAGGGAGCACTGGGCGATGAAAGACAACAATCACATTTCTCGTCCAGTGCGCTTTCTTGATCTTGTAGTTATCGGTGTAGGTTTTCTACACAACATTGCTTCATCCTTTGAAACATTAACAGGTGAACTAATGGAATTATCAATTTACCAATCAAATCATCTTACTCAAACCAATCGGGCTTGGGAAGATATGACAGCAGATTTAGAAAAATTAGAGGAGGACCAACAGTGAGTATGATGAATCCACTGGCAGGACCAGCAGGTCCAGGTAAATTCTCTACACGTACCGATAAGTTAGAATTAGGTTCAACAGGATACGGCGAAGGCGTTGAGACACAGGCTATTCAGTCTGGTGCTCCGCTAGCCAAGACTGGCAATGTGCGTCCTGCTCGTGCAGGAGATGTACGTGAAGCAGCAACACAAGCACCACAGACACCATTAACAGGATTATTTGCACCAACAGAACGACCTAATGAACCAATCACTGCAGGTATTGATATGGGTGCAGGACAAGGATCATCTGCATTGATGATGCAGAAATCAATAACAAAGACTTCAGACACGCTAGCAAAGATGTTGCCATTTGACACAGACGGTTCTATTGCCATCTTGTATCAGCAGGCTGTTGCGCGAGGTGACTAATTGGCTGATTTCAAAGCTGCCGCTTCTGCTGCAGGATTAACACCTGCAGAACGTAAGGAAATGGAAGCGTTAAGTAAGACGCTATCTGTCCACCGTGAACTTTCTAACTTGCCACAAAAGACTGCACAGCAGGCTTATGCACAAAAGACACCTGCACAACAAGCAGCACTTAAGCGTGTAGCAGGCGAAGAAGATCCTGTTACTAAGCCACAACGTGGTTGGCTAGGTACTGCGTGGCATTACACAGGTGGTGCTTTACTTGCAGGTATTACTGAAGTTTCAGATCTTACAACCCGTGCATATCGTGCTGCAGTTATTCCTATTGCAGAACGTGGTGAACTTGGTTTTGCTTGGACAGAAGCTAATGATAAAGGCGACAAGGTATTTAACACAGGTCGCATTGAAAATGCTAAATCAAAATTTGGTACAGACCGTGTAAATGTTGCGATGCGAGTTGCATCTGGCGAAAAGTTAAGTGCTATCGCTTCATCTGGTACAGAATCAGAACGTCAGATTGCAGCATTAGCTGCACAGAATAAAGATGATTTATTTCAAGATGCACTAGATGCAGCACAGGCTGCTAAGTACTCTCCAGGTCGTCAGATTGCTAACCTTGTTACACCAGAACAAGTAGAAGGTTCAGGCTTTTTCTATCGCGCAGTATCTGGAACATTTGATGCAGCCTTTCGTATTCTTGCAGATCCATTACTTGTTGCTGGAAAAGCAAAGCGTCTAATAGATATATCTCGCTATTCAGTTGACGTTGTCGTTGGTGGAGACAAAGTAGCAGAAGTATTTGCACGACCACAGGTGCAGAATTTTTGGAACCAATATGGCGCAGACCTAGCAGCCTACAAGAAGGCTGTTGATACTGGAGCAACAAAAGAAGCAGTTGCTATCAAACAACGTCTTACAACTCTTGCTCCTGAGTTTGGTGATCCAGTAATTAAATCTTTTATTAACTCAGCAGATGACGCTGTGCCTATTACCAACGCAGATACTGCTAAGGCTTTCTTTGAGAACGCTAAGCAGTTAGAAGAGATGATGAAGGGCCAGATTGGTCGCAAGCGTGTTATGATTCCACGCCTAGATGCAGCTCGTAAGGCTCGTGTAACTACCGTTACTACAGCCAACAAAGTATTTAACTTAGATCGTATTGGTCCTAGATTTGTAGATGACCTTTACTTTGGTGGAGCATCAACTGATGATGGCATTGCAAAGGCAGTCATTGACGGTCAAGAAACTATTGTCAATACAGTTGCCGCTAATCGCAATGCTAAGGGAACAGCACGCTTTTCTATGGCGCAGGTTCAGTACCGCATTGACCGCTTTAAGGCTAAGTTTACACAAGTACCTATGTTTGAAGATGACTTGTTTGATGTTACCTCTAAAGATGGTGCAGCTAAGGTCTATCGTTATGCACGCTTAGTTCTTCCAAAGAATGAATCGCGTCTTATCGCACAGGCATTTGATAATGCTGAAGTGGGACGCAAGAAAGAAATCTTTTACGGTTTGCAATCAACTATCGCTGACATTCGTGGGTTGAATGTAACAAAAGAAGGTAAAGTAATTGCAGATCAGTTAAAGGCTACTCCAAAGCGTGAGTTTGCTGCAACAGATCCACGCACTGGATACAATCCAGCAGCATTGCCAGACGGTGAGCAGGTTGGTTTAATTTTATCTGACCTATCAGATTATGTAAGCACGCTAAGTGTTCGTGATATTGACCGTGCTGCTTCACGTTCTGGTCTTATCCAGCAAATTGCAGGTCTTGCTCATTCTAATTGGGTTGAGAAGATGACTACTGGTTGGTCATTCTTGACTCTTGCTGGTCCTCGTTATGCTATCCGTAATGCAACAGAAGACTTAATGGTTCACCTTGCAATTGGTGAATCAGCATTTGGTTTGGTTAAAGCACGTGGCCTATCAACTCGTTTGCGTACAGCACGCCAAGTAGAAGAAGGTTTAACTACTCTAGGCAAGGCAGCACAAGATCCACTAGGTGGAGTTATTCGTTTTGTTAATAACAAAGAAGCCAAGCACTACACACAGGCTATTAAAGCAGCACAAGGTGATGTGGTTAAGATTCGTCAAATTACTGCAGAGGCTTTGAACGAAGGCAAGTTGGCTCGCTTCTATGACCAAACAGGTTTAGGCAAGTTTACTGAAGCTGATCGCAAGTACTTACAAGAGCAGATTCTTTACGGTGACCTAGATAACGCCCTTATGGATGTTGTTGAAGGTGGTAAGAACGCCTTTACTGGTGTTGATACTTTTACACGTACAATAAACTTTGCTCGCAAGAACAATGTTCGCACAGCTGAGTTAGGCTATAACCTACCAAAGGGCAAGTTTGCACGTGCTAAAGGCGCTAAGGCCTATACACAAATGGCACCTCTTGCTAACGAAGCAAATCAGGTTGCTTGGGCAATGCGTATTGGATACTACGCAAACGATAAACTTGGTGGTATCGCAGTAGCAAACCTTTCAGATAATGCAGATGAAGCAACAGTTGCAATTGGTAAAATTGTGGCATTTCTTAATGACCCAGCAAATGCTAAGCAAGTTGCAGCATTTCGTATGGGAGAGCGCGGCATTAGCACTGAAGAGCACGCACAGCGCATCTATGATGCAGCAAAGCAGTTATTTGTTAAGAAGGATGGCAAGATCAATCAAGACTTGCTATCTAAGGTACGCACATTTGACAATGAACTAGGCGAGTATCGCATTACTGGTAAGTTAGGTCTTGATGATCTACCTAAGAACATTGATGATGTACCAGAATACATTGTTGGACCACAGTTAGTTCCAGTAACAGATACTGGTAACTACACCACATCCATTATGGAGTGGGGTTGGGACTGGCTAGGTGAGGCTAATGCCCGTCTATCACGTGAACCAATGGTTCTATCTGAGATGATTAAGTTGCGTAAGCAGTTTGATGAGTCTGGATTTGAAAAGGCTTTCATCGCCTCTTACAAGCGTGGTATTACAGACGAGACAGCACTTGCTAAAGCAGAGTTTAATGCTCGTACTAAGCTAGCAGAGATTGTAGAAGACCGAGCACGCTTACAAGTATTGGCATACGTTGACAATCCTGCAGTGCAAAGCCAGTTAGCATTCTCAATTCGTAACTTTGCACGCTTCTATCGTGCTACTGAAGACTTCTATCGCCGTATGTATCGTGTTGTGCGCTACAATCCAGAAGCTATTGTCAAGGCAAGCCTTACTTATGAGGGTGTAACCCACTCAGGTTGGGTACAACAAGACGATCAGGGCGAGCCATACTTCATTTATCCTGGTACACAGTATGTTTACAAGGCTGTACAGGGTGCAATGCAAGCATTAGGTGTACCTGCAGAGTTTAAGACACCATTTCCAGTGGAGTTTGGCGCTAAGTTGAAGATGATTACACCATCTTTGAACCCAGAGTCAGCAATTCCTACCCTTGCTGGTCCATTATCTGGCTTCTCAATCAAGGTTGCATCAAACCTTGTAGGTATCTTCAGCCCAGGTGCAGCAGATCGCATCACAACTACACTATTAGGTAAGTATGCAGAAGACCAACCAATGGTTTCAGCATTCTTGCCAGCACACGTTAACCGTATCTACAGTGCAATGAACCAAGATGAGCGTGATGGTCAGTACGCATCAGCAATGCGTAAAGCTATGACATATCTTGAAGCAGGTGGACACGGACTTGTACAGAAGTACGAGACAGTTAACGGACAAGAAGTACCAATCCCATTCAGCGCAGCTGAACTAGAGGATTACCGTGTACGTCTTAAGAACACCACACTAGGTATCCTAGGTATGCGTGTTGTTTACGGCTTTACTGCACCTGCTACAGCACAAGTTCAGCTCAAGTCTGAGATGGCTGACTGGGTACGTGACAATGGTGAAGCATCATTCAAGCAAACCTGGTACGGATTGCTAGATAAGTACGGTGATTACGATACGGCAATGACTGAGTGGGTAAAGCGTTACCCAGATCAGATGCCATTTACTGTCTCTGAATCAGACCGTTCGACTGTTGCATATTTCCGTTATGCACAAGAATCTGGTGACTTTGTTGATGGTAATGAGGCACTATTTAAGTCTTATCCACAGGGTGCAGCTTTCTTAATCCCTCATAAGGCTGGTTATTCTTGGGATGCGTACAAGACTATGACTGATATGGGTCTTCGTAGAAACAAGACAGTATCTGACTTTATGCGTGAGGTACAGACTGCAGCAGATATGCAGACTTACTACGAAAAGAAGAACAATTATGAAGAAAACCTTAAGTCTGTAGGTACAGATTTTGAGCGTTCACAACTTCGTAAAGAGTTCCAGGACTGGGCAACACTCTACAAGGCAGGTCGTCCACTAGTTCAAGAAGAACTAGCACAGGGTGGCAAGAAGGCTATTGAGCGTATGAAAGCACTCAACGACCTACAGAAGATGCTTGATGAAAAGGCTGCATACAAGGCAGCACCTGATACAGCAAAGAAGTTGCGTCAGATGATGGACCTGTACAACTCATACAAGACAAACAAAGATCAGTTTGAATCTGTGGGTGGTAGTCAGTTCCTTGCACAAATGAACAAAGAAGAAACCATCATCAAGATGCGTGAACTTTCACAATACAACGAGAACACATTGAGTGCATACAACGTACTCTTTGGTAGATTGTTAGGAGACTAAATTGCCAGTAGGATCAAGTAGCAGCGTAGCTAAAATTACGCCACGCTCACCTGAAAAACAACAATCTAATGAGACTTCTGAGTACACACAATTTCTTTCAATAGTTGCTAAGAGTCCTGCGCTCATTAGTGGTTATTCAAAGTTGCTTAAGTCAGCTGGATACTACAAGGGCAAGATTACTGACAAGTACACACCTGCTTTACAGAAGGCATTTACTAAGGCTGAAGAAGATCGTCTGTCTATTAGCACAGTACGTCCTATTGGACGTGATGCTTTTTTACAAGAAACTGTTGCTCTGGGTGGGATAGGTGGAGCAGGTGGCTCTGGTGGGCCAACTACTGTTACTAGTGTTACTAAGTACACACCTGAATCAGCTAAAGAACTTATTAACTCAATCATCCAAGATACTCTAGGTCGTAAAGCAACCAATGCTGAGATCAAGAGATACACTTCAGCACTTAAAGGTATTGAAAGCAAAGCCTCTACAGTAACTAGATATTCAGGGTCAGGTGCAAACCAGACACAAACAGTTACTCCTGGTATTAACGAGAAGCAGTACCTTATAGATCAAATTGCTGGAACAGATGAAGGCAAGGCTAATAAGGTCCTTGGTTTCTATGAGACATTTATGAATGCGTTGGGTGGTCGCTAATGGCTAAAGTGCGTTATAACCGCCTTAAGGGAAACGTAGATCGTCTTGAACGTAGAATTGCATACGTCAACCGTGGAATCAGAACAAGCAAGAAATTTGCTGAAAACATTGACACTCCAGAAAAACTACGTAATGAATCTTTAGCAAAACTTAAAGTTGACGAAGGTATCATTAAGGATCTTAAGCAACAACTTAAAGAAGCAAACAAAGAATTAAATGATTTTGTTGCCGAAGAACGTGCACAAAAGGGCAAAGAAAAAGCAAAAGTTATTGAGGACAAGTATGCAAAGTTACAAGAAGCTCTTGACTTGCAATTTGATCCAACCAGTGCTGCTGCTGAAAAGATTAAAGATGATATGGAAGCGTTGGTAGAAGATTACCAAGATGCACTTACGTCAATCAATAAGCGACCAACATCTATTGTTTCAGCACGATCTAAATTAACTGGTTCGGCTGTACCAACCTTTGGTGAGACAGGTAAGGCAACTACTCCTGCTGCTCAAGGAGGTCCTACTGGAACTCCAGCACAAACACCAGCCACTACACCTACGCCAACTCCTGAGACTAAGCCAAAGCCAGCATCTGGTGGCACTACAGGTGGCAGTACTGGTGGTACCACAGGTGGTACAATGGGTGGGAATAAAGGCGGTACTACAACAGGTAAGGTAGTACCATCTAACTTTAATGTAGGATCTTTCCGTCAAGCAGATGAAGCATCTATGAACAAGGCTGGTGGTGTAACTCCTTTAGTTAGTGGTGCTGGTACTCCTCTTGACACACTGCTTGCAAAGACAGAGTTCTGGTATGACCTACCAGATTATATCTTCAAGGTTGACGACAAGATCGGTAAGATTCTTATCGAAGCAGTCAACAATGACTGGTCCAAAGAAAAGTTTATGGCTAAGGTCCAACTGACACCTTGGTGGCAGAAAAACGCTGGTTCAATTCGCACAAAGATTATTGAACGTGAAAAGTACAATGACCTAAGAAAATCTGGCGAAGATGTATCAAAGACTGAGTATGGTATTTATCTTGGTAAGCAGATGCGTGCGGTTAAGGCTAAGGCGCAAGAGTTAGCAAACGTTGCACTTACTGATGAGCAGGCACAATCTATTGCTCAGAAGATTTATGATGGCAACTTAGAAGATGACCCACTAGCAATAAATCAATTGATTATTCCATTCATTGGTAAGACATCAAGCATTGTTGGCAATGGATTAAAATTAACTGGCTTTGGCGGTCAAGCACTTAAGGATTACCAAACACTTCAAGGTATTGCAAAGGCAAATGGATTTAAGTTAACAGATATCTTACCTAATATCTCTGCTATAACAGCTGGTGGAGATCTTGAAACTGCAGTCCTTAGAGGACTGGCAGATGGAACTATTGACATCAACCGTGTAGCACAAGATGCACGTATGTTGGCAGCACAAGGTCAACCACAATATGTACGTGGACTTCTATCTCAAGGCTATGACCTTGAAAACATCTATGCACCATACCGCGAACAGATGGCAAGAGAACTTGAAATTGATCCAAATCAAATTGATCTTAATGACCCAACACTTCGTATGGGTATTACAGATAAAGGCGATATGAATATCTACGATTTCAAGAAGGCACTTCGTAAAGATAATCGTTGGCAATATTCAAGTGCAGCTAACGAAGAAGTATCAAGTTCAGTATTAAACATTCTCAGAGACTTTGGATTCCAGGGGTAAATAAATGGCAGGTTCACGCGATAGAGATATTACTGATGCTGAATTAGAAAAAATCAAAGCAGCTCAGAAAGCAGCAGCAGAAAAAGCTGCCGCTGAAAAGGCAGCAGCAGAAAAAGCCGCTGCTGACAAAGCCGCTGCTGAAAAGGCCGCAGCAGACAAGGCTGCTGCAGATAAAGCGGCAGCAGAAGCCGATGCTAATAAGCCAAAACCCAAGGATGCCTTCGAAGGAACAGTTACAGGTGCATTAGGTTCTGATCTTGAACGATTTAGAAAAGATCCAGCAACTGGCAAAGACCGCACACCTGAAGATATTATTAAAGCAGCAGTTGATGCAGGATTAAAGAGTATAAAATTTCCTGAAGGAACTAGCGAATACCAAAAGATAAATTCAATCCTTTCGCAACTTAAAGGAAATGCTGAGCGCAATGCACCTAATACCGATATCTCAGATAAGGTTTTTAGGTTACTAGGTGGCAGTAGATCTGAAGGAAACTTTGGTCAATATGTAGATCCGTCTCAGTGGAAATATGGAAATAAAATTGGTCAATTAGTTCAGGGTCCTGAAGATAGAGGGCCATCTAGAGTTCTAGATCGTAGCCAAAAGTTTATTTCAAAAGAAGATCTTGCTCGTCTTCAAGTACCACCAGAGCCAGGTGAAGAACGATACGGTTACGTAGACCCTGTTACTGGCTTTCAAGTTTTTGTAAATGCTTTTACTGGAGAAATTGACTGGAACCGTTCAGGAGATCCTAATACTTTTCTAAATCAAGGTGGACCTACAGACCCATTAAGATATAATGAACCAGGAAGTACATCTTTTGACCCTATTACTGGTTTGCCAATAAGCAAAGGTACTGGAACTGGATTTGGTATCGGTAGTGGCAGTATGTACGCTCCACAAAATTCAGAACGAAAGTCTGCATACGACCTGCTCTACGCACAGTTCAAACAATATGGACTAGAGTCTTTAGTTGAGCCACTTAAAGGTTTAATTACTTCTGGAATTTCACCGTCAGAATTTGTTATTAAACTTCGTGAGACAGATGCCTACAAGAAGCGTTTTGCTGGCAATGAGCAACGCATTAAAAAAGGTTTAGCTGCTATTAACGAAGCTGAATACATTGGTCTAGAAGACCAGTACCAGAACATTATGCGTAACTATGGCCTTCCTGAATCCTATTGGAGCAAGGATTCTATGGGTACACAAAAAGGATTTACCAACTTTATTGGTAACGATGTATCTGCAGCAGAACTTGAAGATAGAATTATGAACGCACAAAACCGTGTTATCAATTCTAACCCAGAAGTAACTGCAGCACTCAAGCAGTTCTATCCAGATATTACTAATGGAGATATCCTTGCTTACACGCTAGATCCTACAAAGGGTCTTGAAGATATTAAGCGCAAGATTACTGCAGCAGAAATTGGTGGTGCTGCAATTCAATCAGGATTGCAGACCAACTTAGGTCGCGCAGAAGAACTCCGCAAGTATGGAATTACTAAAGATACTGCACAAGCAGGTTATGGTGCTATTGGTAATTCACTAATGCGTGGTTCACAACTTGCATCTATCTATGGCCAAGATCCTTACACGCAGTCAACTGCAGAGCAGGAAGTCTTTAAGATTCCTGGTGCAGAAGAAGCACGTAAGCAACGCCAAAAGATTACTGGACTAGAACGAGCCGCATTCAGCGGTCAGACTGGACTAACCAGCGGAGCACTCGAAAGAGATCGTGCTGGCGGTTACTAAATAAAAAGCCTGCCACTAGAACGACTGGCCTAGTGGAGCGATAACAAGACCAGTAGTAGGAGCCACATAACCCACCCCAAGGATATGTGAGGCCTGCGCCAACAACTAATAGGGAGAAGGACCACTATGTCCAATTACGACTACGAGGATGATGACGACTTCGATATGAATGACTCATCTAACGACCTAGTAAAGCAACTACGCAAAGCGTCTAAGCAGAAGGACAAAGAACTACAAGAGCTTCGTGCTCAGTTCGATGGACTTAACAAAGCGCAGCGCGAACGAGCAATAAAGGATGCCCTCGCAAGTCGCGGGGTAAACAGCAAAATTGCTTCATTTATCCCACAGGATATAGACCCAACTGAAGAGTCTGTATCTAAATGGTTAGAAGACTATGCCGATGTATTCGGTATTGAAGTTAACCAAACCCAGGCAACACCTAATGTAAATCCAAACGATGCTGCAGCATATAAGCGTATGACAAACTCCGCAGACTCTGGTGTATCACCAGAACACAACGGAGACATTATGCAAAGACTAATGAATGCAAACAGCAAAGAAGAATTGGATGAAGTCATTAGATTGTCTGGACTCTAATCCGATCCTACAACAGAAAGGCTAGACCATAAATGGCTATCCCAACAGGTACCCCTACCACCACGTCTAGCATCAGCAACCTCGTACAAGCAGCATACGATCAGTATGTAAGAATGGCACTACGTTCCATTCCTGTTATGCGTTCACTTGCAGATGTTAAGCCAGTGCAACAGGCAATGCCAGGATCATCAGTTGTTTTCTCAATCTACTCAGATTTGGCTCAGGCTACATCGACACTGACAGAAACTTCAGATGTATCAAGCATTGCACTAGGTAACCCATCACAGGTTACAGTAACACTGAACGAATACGGTTCAGCAGTTACAACAACAAAGAAGTTAAACCTAACTTCATTCAACGATGTTGATTCAGCTCTTGCTGACATCATCGCGTACAACGCAGCAGACTCTATTGACAACGTAGTAGGTCAGGTCCTCTCAGCAGGAACTAACGTGATCTACTCAAACGGTCCATCAGGAACTGCACCAACTGCATCATCAGGAGTTCTACCAGTAGATACAATGTCAGTTGCGGATATCCGTAACGCTGTTGTTTCACTACGCACAAACAAGGCATTGCCTCGTATGGGTGAACTATATGCTGCATACCTACACCCACGTCAGTCAGCCGATCTTCGCGCTGAAACTGGTACAGGTGGATTCCAGGAACTAACAAAGTACGTTGAGCGTACACCGTTCGTTGCTGGCGCAGTAGGCGTTATCGAAGGCGCTTTCATCGTTGAGACACCACGTGTCCTAAACGGTCTAAAGCTATCTACAGGTATCACACCTACAGTTGCAATCACCAACGTTGCTTTGACATCTAACGTAGTAACTATTACTACAGCAGTTGCTCACGGCCTCGGAACAGGTCAG